TGAACAACCCCAAGACTGGCTGCCGAGTAGTTATTCAGCAGCGCTTAAGTGAGCGAGACATCACTGGCCACATATTGTCGCGTGAAGTCGGCGACTGGTGCCACTTGGTGCTACCGATGCGGTTCGAGCCTGAGCGCAAGTATATGACCGTGATCGGCTGGGAGGATCCGCGCACCGAAGAGGGTGAGCTGCTTTGGCCAGATCGGTTCGGTGAGAACGAAGTCAAGCTTCTGGAGGCCACGCTACTCACTGGAGCGGCAGGACAGCTGCAACAGCGCCCAACGCCTGCTGGTGGTGGTGTTATTAAGCGTGAATGGTTCCAGCCTTGGACGGACGAAAAGTACCCGCCCTTCTCCATCGTGATCATGTCGCTAGATACAGCGCATACGATCAAGCAGGAGAATGACTACAGCGCCATAACCATCTGGGGCATCTTTGAGGAACCGCAGGGCAGCACAGCGATCCAAGGGCCGGGCGGACGTGTTAGCTCAAGCTTTGCCCGTGTTGAGACCGAGGATGTGCCTCGGATCATGATGGTTTACGGCTGGCGAGGCAAGGTTGAGTTCAATGAGCTGACAGAGAAGGTTGTGTCGCTGGCTCGGCTGCATAAGGTTGATATTATCCTGAACGAGAACAAGGCGGCTGGCTTCCCATTGGAGCAGGAGCTGCGGCGGCTATACAGCCACGAGGATTGGCAGGTAAGGCTAGAGAACCCCGGAGCAATGGATAAGGTGGCCAGAGCCTATGCGATCCAGCACTTGCTTGCTGACGGGCTTGTATATGCTCCATGCCTTGATGAGGCGGGTGATCAGTTCCGTGTGTGGGCTGACATGGTGATCACTGAATGTGAAAGTTTTCCTAAAGGCAAGAATGACGACCTCGTGGATACGTTGGTGATGGCACTGACATTTATGCGTAAAACGGGCATGATCACCCGTGTTGTGGAAAGAACTGCTGAGATTAACGCAAGTAAAGTGTTCCACGGCAGCAAGAATAGCCAGCCACTATACCCAATTTAGGAAAAGTGGTGTAATAGTATTCGAATGAATAACTGAAGGAATAGCTATGCCAGTCACGCCCGGACTTAGCGGCAACATACGTATGCCCGATCAATCGGCTAAATCAGTCAGCGTTGATGGTGTCGATGTCATTATTGAGCAGGAAGGCCCAAAGGGCGACAAGCCTGAAATGGATGCCAAGGGCAATGTGCTCCGTATTGACCACGGTGACGGTTCTCTCTCGGTCTCGCTTGATGGGAAGCCCATTGAGGAGGCCAATAAGCGCAAGAAAGATACGGGCTGGTTTGCCAACCTTGCGGACGAGATTGAGGAAATGGAACTGTCCCGCATCGCCGAGGATTTGCTTCGGGGTGTAAAGCAAGACTTGGATAGCCGTAAGGACTGGATCGAGGAACGGGCGCAGGGCTTGCGGTTGCTCGGTCTGAAGGTAGAGATCCCCGGCTTGCAGGGCAGTGCTGACGGCGCACCGATCGAGGGCATGAGCAANGTCCGTGANCCNCTGNTGCTGGAGGCTGTGCTGCGGTTCCAAGCCAATGCTCGGTCTGAACTGCTGCCGACCGATGGCCCGATGAANATCCGTGTTGACGGCAATGGCACCAGCCCAGAAGACGATGAGCTTGCCGAGGCGCTGGAAAAGGATATGAACCATTACCTGACGGTAACGGCCACCGAGTATTATCCTGACACCGACCGCATGCTGTTTCTGTATGGGTTTGGCGGCTCTGGATTTAAGAAGGTTTACTATTGTCCGTTACGAAATCGTCCTGTCAGCGAATCAATCGACGCTGATGACTTCATCGTCAACAACACCGCGACCGATCTGGCTAACGCAAAGCGCCTGACGCAGCGTGTGATGATGCGGCCTAGCGTTGTAAAGCGCATGCAAATCATTGGGGCGTATCGTGACGTTCAATTGTCTCAGCCGATGCAGACCACGCCTGATTCGGCCCAGCTTGAGAAGGCAAACATCCAAGGCGTACAGCCTGACACGTTCCAAGCCGAAGACCGCGACCGTGAGATATACGAGATTTGTTGCGAACTGAACGTCAAAGGCTTTGAGCACAAGATCGACGGCGAGGTGACCGGCCTTGAGATCCCGTATGTTGTGACGATCGACGTGTCATCCAAGCAGGTGCTGGCTATTCGGCGCAACTATGATGAGGATGATCAGGAGCTGCCAGAAGCCAAGCGGATGTATGTCAAATACCCGTTTGTGCCGGGCTTGGGCTTCTATGACATTGGCCTGCTGCATATGCTTGGCAATACGACCAATGCCATCACGGCTGGTCTGCGTGAGCTTCTTGACGCTGGTATGTATGCCAACTTCCCCGGCTTCTTATATTCGGACGTAGGGTCACGGCAAAACAGCAACATCTTCCGTGTGCCTCCGGGCGGCGGTGCCCAGATCAAGACAGGCGGTCAAGCTATCGGCGATGTGGTTATGCCATTGCCGTACAAAGAGCCAAGCGCCACGCTCATGACTTTAATTGATGCTATGCGTCAAACGGGGCAGCGTGTTGGCGGTACGGCTGAGTTGCCAGTCGGCGAAGGCAAACAGGATGCGCCTGTCGGCACCACGATTGCATTGATCGAGCAAGCCACCAAGGTCATGAACTCGGTGCATAAGCGGATGCATGCCGCACAGGCCGAGGAGTTCCAGCTGTTGGTTGATTGTTTCAGGGAGCACCCCGAATCATTCTGGCAACGCAACAAAAAACCTGCCGCTCAATGGGATGAGCAGCTGTTTTTGAAGTGCCTTGAGGATTACCATTTGGTTCCGCAGGCTGATCCTAACACAGCAAGCCACATGCAAAGAATGATGAAAATCAATGCTTTACAGCAACTTGCTCAACAAGCACCTCAATTCATTAACATGGTCGAGGTGATCAAGGCTGCGTTGCATAGCATGGGTTGGGATAACTACCAGCGGTTCATGACACCGCCCGGACCTCCGCCGCCCGATCCGAAGGAAGAGCTGCTGAAGGCTCAGGCACAGGCCACGATGATGAACGCCCGTGCTAAAGCTGCGGAGACTGCACACAAACTNTCTGGGCCGCCTGATACGCATATGAACGCAGCCGANATGCTCGACGCTCAATCTCGCCACATGGATGCCGAGACAAAGCACAAAGAGATGCAGATCAAGGCAGCGGCAGAACAGTTGGAGGCGCAGAACCGTGCCAAAGACCGAGAAAGCCGTGAGATGCTGGCAGCGGCACAACTTGCAAAGGAAATCGCCCAGCATCCCGATACAATGGCTCTGGTGCAGAAGTTTGTGTCACCAGATATGCTTCAGAAGCTTCAGCAACCGGGTTAAGATATGACCAACGACACAGTAAACTTAGCCAAGCAAGTACTGTCGCAAGAACAACATGGGGCGCGGGATCAACCTGCGCTTCGTGCATTTTTGAAGAAACAACCCACCATTGACCTTGCTAAGTCGCAGGGCTTGAAGCGTGGCGGCACGGCCAAGGCGCACCCTGCGTCAATAATTCCCGGCGTTCATATCGTTGGCCACAACCCGATTTTTCATGGGGATGAGTGATGGACGTTGTAAAACTTCCTGCCGAGAAAGCGAATTATATTGAAGAAGGATCAATGCTTCATACCCATGTTCATCCTGAAACTGATTCGCATATTTCTGCGGTTACCAGACCCACCGGAAGAAGATCAGCATCAATTACAAGTCTTTATGTTCCAGAAGAACATCGCGGAAAAGGCATTGGAAAACTTTTGCTGAATAGCATGATGAATGAATTTCCAAGCATCCAAGGTCAAGTCTCTTCAAAGGCTGCGGCTAAAAATGCGTACAAATCTGGGCGCAGATTGGCTGGAAACGAATCAGCTTCCTTGGAAGACGTTTATAAAAAAATTGACGAAGATTCTTCTGCCAATATGTGGACACACAAAGCAGACGGCGGGGATGTTGACGGCATCACGGCATATCACGGGTCGCCGCACGACTTTGAGCAGTTTGACACCAGCAAGATCGGCACTGGCGAAGGCGCACAGGCATACGGGCATGGGCTGTATTTTGCCAGCCATGAACCTGTGGCCAAAGGGTATCGTGATGCTCTTGCCCAAACAAGAAATCCAACGACATCAATCAATGAACTTATTGAGCAAATGTCGAAAAATAGCCCTCAAAGCAGAACACATAAAAATATCCAATGGTATATGAAGCAAGACCCGATGTTGGTAAAACATGTCGGTGATGAAGATATTGTCCAGCACATACATGACGCATTGAATGGGCAAAATACAGACGGAACAGTGTCTGAATCTGCGTTAGACGCTTATGGTAAACTGACAGATAAACTTGGCAGAGATCACAAAGGCCACATGTACGAAGTGCATATAAATGCACACCCGCATCACATGCTGGATTGGGATAAGCCGCTGAGTGAGCAGTCGGAGCATGTGCGGAATGTTATGATTCCTCGTTTAGCCAAATTTAAAGAACTTGGGGCAAATTTTGGCAATGACCCATCTGGGGCTGAATTACATAGAGCGGCGCACCCAACAGTTCAACTTGATGATGTTGATTGGGAAAGAGGGCCCAAAGCCCAAGCAAGCGATTGGCTTTTAAAACACGGCATCAAGGGCATCAAGTATCTGGATGCAGGGTCGCGTGGTGACAAGGCAGAACCCACCCACAACTATGTTGTGTTCGACCACAACGATGTGCGCATTAAACGAAAGTATGAGCGTGGTGGTCGTGTACGGTTTAGCCAAGGCGGTACTTATTCATATGATTACAGAGGTGAACACCAAGCACCCGGCCCAGAAGATGGTGCGCCGTTGCATGACTTAACCAAGGTTTATCCAGA